TAGTGGTTCAGTAGATTTTATTAAAAATAAACCAACTTTGTTTTCTGGATCATATAACGATCTATCTAATAAACCAAATTTGTTTTCTGGATCATATAACGATCTATCCGATAAACCTACAATATTTTCTGGATCATGGAATGATCTAACTAACAAACCTACATTGTTCTCTGGATCATATAACGATTTATCCGATAAACCTACAATATTTTCTGGATCATATAACGATCTTACTAATAGACCTACATTAGTTACGCAACTTAGTCAGTTAACTGATGTTACTTTTACTGGATCACCTGCTAATGATTCAATTCTTAAATGGAGTTCTTCAACTAGTAAATGGGTAATAGGAACTCAATCAGGTGGATTTTCTGGTAACTATAATGATCTAACTAACAAACCATCTCTTGCGACTGTAGCAACATCTGGTAATTATAATGATCTAATTAATAAACCCACGATTAGTCTGCCAACAACAGCAAGTAGAGTTTTATATAATAATGGATCGGGAACTACTACAACATCTGCTAATCTTACATTTAGTGAGAGTACAAATGAACTTAGTGGATCACAACTTGCAATTAGATTAAGTCAAAATTATCCATTAAGATTAGGTTCATCAAGTGGAGGTTTAACAAATGCACCTTTTGAATTATATTATGATGGAGGTAATGGTGTCATACACAATAGAGCACATCAATATTATCCTGGTGATTTATACATACTTAACGGTGATTTGGGTGGATCTCTTAGTAGAAAGGTTTTTATTGTTAATCAAGATACTGTTGGACCAGTTGGTGCGGAACCAACTTCAGGAATTATGGCAGTATTCCAATCTGATGGTGGTCAACAATTACATTGGCAAGGTAGTGGAACTAAAGGTTCAAGACTTGAAACTACAGAATACGGTATACTTCTTAAAAAAACTGATACAAGTTTAGAAGGTGGACATATTCAATTTGAAGACTCTTCAAGTCAATCAGCATTTGCAATTGATGTTTATGGAAGCACTACTTCTAATTCTATATTGAGAGTTATTGATCAACTAACTGGTAGTGGTACTCAAAGATTCTGTGTTAACAGGTCTGGTGCTTTTGGAATTGGTCACGTTGGAAATGAAGATTATGGATCATCAGGAGAAGTATTGATCAGTCAAGGTTCCAGTTCACAACCCACATGGGGATCTGTTGGTGGCACTGCACCAACAACCTCATTTGTTCAAAGATCAAGTGACGCAACAACTAGTTCTACATCTTTCCAAACAGTTTTAACTGTAACAATCACACCAAGTTCAAACAGTTCTAGCGTTTTAATAACTGCTAGTGGTGCATTTGGTGGGTGGTATTATCCTGATAACGATGATCCAGAGATGGCTGTTCCTATAGTTCACTTATTCAGAGGTAGTAGTGCGATAGGGCAAGCGATGATTGGTCACAGTCGTTTTGATGGATACAGTGCGAGTGGATATATGTATAATGGACTCTCTTTATCCTGTAAAGATAGTCCTGGCACCACAGGAACTGTTACCTATTACTTGAAATTAAGAAGATGGGAGAACTTTGACGGTCAAAATGTAAGGGTTCAGCAGGGAACAAGTTTAATCGCACAAGAAGTTAGTTAATTATTACCATGAAACATGATATACCCACAGCACTGAGAGAATTAAGACCCAATTCAGAATGGTTTCTTGATGGTGAAGAATATTCTGGTCTTACTTGGTTGGATAGTGGTACAACAAAACCAACAGAAACTGAAATTAATGATAAAATTACAGAACTTGATAATGCTGAACCAATGAAAGTGTTAAGAAGAAAAAGAAATGGGTTATTAGAATCTACAGATTGGACACAACAATCTGATATTCCCGAAGCAACTAGAACTAAATGGCAATCCTATAGACAAGAATTGAGAGATCTTCCAGCAAATCAAACTGCTTCTGACATCAACTTATCAAACATTACTTGGCCAACAAAACCATCTTAAAATACTCATATAAATATTATTATCACTACCATTTATTATTATGGAAGCCCCTGATTTAAAACTTGAATTTCAAAAACAATTAAAAGACGCTGAAGCAAAAATTGCTGAAGCAGAAAAGAATTTAAAATCACTTAATGAATATAAAATAAAACTTTTAGGTGGATTAGAGACATTGGAATTGCTCAACCCAAAGTCCGAGGAGAAGGATGGAGTCCCAGAGCCATCAACAGTTCCCCCAGTAGGTGATACAGAAAGCTAAATACTCCTAGGGTATATTCTAGGAAAATGCCAGCAACAACTAAAAAGAACGTACAACCGTCCAATACCATTGAGTTTCAAAGGACTGTTATTAATGATATGGCAGGTGATCTGCATAGTATCTTTACTGGTACTGCTGCAATTAACGCTGCAAGCATTCAGATTGCTGGTGCTGATATTGGAAATATTTCTGATGTAGATGATAAAACAATATATTTTTACTATGGTGGATTTACAACAGACGTTGGTGTTTCATCACCTTCAAAAATAGCAGAAATATATAGTCATGAAGATGCAACTGTAGATATTGCCAATGGAGTTACTGTTACTGTTGACGATCAGTGTGGATTAATTATATCAGATAAAACTACTTATGAATTCTTTTCTACTAGTACAGAACAAACTAACCCACAAAAACTTGTAGGTTTTGCAGACAATATCAGAACGCAGATTGTTAAAGATATGTCTTTAGGTGATAAAAAAAGAGTTGGTTTTATTCCAGTTCCCACTGAATTTGGAGACGATATACCTATAGATATTGATGATACTTTTACACTAACCATTGATGATGGTACAGTTATAATTATATAAATAACACAGATAAGAACCGCCAAAACTACGGAATAGCATAGCATGTCAACATTAAGAGTAGACAAGATAAAAAGTCGTACTGGTACGACTGTCACAATACCAGATTCTCAGAACCTTTCAGTTACAGGTGGATTGACCGTTAGCGGTACTCAAAGTTTCCCTTCTGGTGCAACATTAAGTCTTCAAGGAACTGATATCAACGCTGGTACGAGAGGACAAGTACTTTATTACGACACTGCTGGCAAAATTGCTAAATTAGATATTGGTTCTGCTGGTGCTGTTCTTAAGTCAGACGGAACGGATGTTTCTTGGGGTGCTATTGGTGGTACTCCTGCTGTCTATTATGTTGCTACTAACGGTGTTGATGCTGCTGGACGTGGTGGATCTGTTGACACAGCATATAAGACTGTTAAGTATGCTTGTGGTAATATTGTTACACCAACAGCAACTTCTCCTGCTATTATTTTTATAAAAGGTGGTGTTTACGAAGAGAGTCAACTCCCTATCATTGTTCCTCCATACACAACAATTACTGGTGACAGTTTAAGAACTACTATCCTTAAACCTGCTGCTGGTCTTGATTCTGGTGGTTCGGTTCTTAATAATAAATCTACTTTGTTTCGTTTGAGTAATGGTGTTATCATTCAAGATTTAGTTTGTGATGGTATGACTGGTTATACAGTTGGTAATCCAGGATATGACCCAACTGTTGCAACACTAGGTGGTGTGTATTTTGCATTGAACTCTGCTAGTACTATTACAGAGAAATCACCTTACATTTATAACGTAACTACATTTGGTGACGGTGCTACTGGTGCATACATTGATGGTTCATTACATGCCAGTGGTAATAGAACTATGTTATTCCACACATATACTGCTATTCATAGTGATGGTTTAGGTATATGGGCAAAAGATAATTCTGCTGCTGAGATTATCAGTGGATTTACTTATTATAATCAGGTTGGATATGTTTCTACTGGTGGTTCTCAAATCAGATCACTAAACTCAAGTAACTCTTATGGTGAGTATGGTGTATTCTCTAAAGGATATGACTCATCTGAAAGTGCTAATCAAGGTGCTGTCGTTGGTACAATGTTGAAGTATGTTGGAGTTATATCAACAGCATTTACAAATGGTGAGCAAATAACTGGTAGTACTTCTGGTGCGACTGCTAATATTATCAATGTACAGTCAGAACCCAAGGTTATGTACATTGTTAACCAGTCTGGTACATTCCAAGCTGGTGAAACAGTTTCTGGTGCTTCTGCAAGCATAGTACTTGACTCTGGTAGTAGTTTTGCTCATGATCAGTCTGGTAGAATTCTTGTTACTACATTTGCTACTCCTCCTGATACTGGTGATTCAGTACAGTTTGCTACCACTGACGGTAACGCATATCAGATACAGTCTTTAAGTACAGTTAGTGTAGGTGCTACTGAGTATAAGGTTCTTGTATTCTCTACTTCTAGAGCAACTCCTGTTCCTAATGCAACTGTTGTTAATTGTAGAAAGAGATTTAGTACTGTAAGACTTACTGGTCATGACTTCTTGAAAGTTGGTACTGGTGATAAAACAACAACTAATTGGCCAGGTACTCCAACACAAGTTCCTTCTCCAGCAGATCAGATTGTTACTAATACAACTGATCCAGGACGAGTTTACTATGTTGCAACTGACGAACTAGGTAACTTCTACGTTGGTGATTACTTCAAGGTAGATCAGGCAACTGGTAATGTTACTTTGGATGCTTCTGCTTTTGACCTTAAAGGTCTTGAGTCATTACAACTTGGTGCTATCGGTGGATTAATTGGTGCTTCTGTCAATGAGTTCTCCACAGATGGAGACATGGTTCAAAACAGTGATGTTAAAGTTCCAACTCAGGCTGCTGTTAGAACATACGTTGATAAATTATCTGCCATAAATCCTGGTGGTAATAATGGAACTCTTACAATTTCAGGTAATTTAACAGTTAGTGGTACAACAACTACTGTTAATACTACCAACACAACTATCGCTGATAAATTAATTGAACTTGGAAATGGTACAACTGGTGCTCCATCTGGAGATACTGGTATTATCCTTGAAAGAGGAGATCAGAATAATGCCTTTATAGGATTTGATGAGTCAGATGACAAGTTTGTACTTAAAACAACTACTGCGACTGGTGCATCTACAGGTGATCTAGCATTCGTTACAACAGGAACACTTGTTGCTAATCTAGAAGGAACTGTAACTGGTAATGCTTCTAGTGCAAATGTTGCTGGAGCAGTAACAGTAAGTAATCAAGCATCTGATACAACTTGTTTCCCACTATTCGCAACTGGTGCAACTGGTAACCTAGCTGCAAGGAGTAATGCCAATCTTACATTTGACGCATCAACTGGAACTTTATCTGCTACAAAGCTTGCTGGAAGACTTGCTAATGTTCCTGCTTCCAACAAGACTTCTGCTTATAACGCAGTTGGTACTGATGCAGGAACAATAATAAGAACAAACAGTAATGTACAAATCCAACCAGATGAATTTGCTGCTGGTGATATTATTAGTATTTACAACAATAGTGGTAGTGATATAAGTATTACAGCAGGAACTGGTGTTACTTTACGATTGGTAGGGGATGCTGGAACTGGAACTAGAACACTTGCTCAAAGGGGATTAATGACAGTTACTTGTGTATCATCTAATGAATTTGTTTGCTCTGGAGGAGGAATGACTTAATGCCTATTATTCAACATTTAGGAACTGCTATAAGCAGTGGGGGAAATCCAGGAGAAAGTGAAAATAGTCCCATTACGGATTACGCATCAGCAGGTGAATGGCAGGCCAATACTGGTGGTGATCAACTTGCTTGGATTAAGAAATCTGGCATAAATGGTGGATCTGCATACCAAGTATTCTGTCAGTATTCTAACGGACATTTGTGGGGTGCAATAGGTCGTTGGGTTGGTTCTGATAGTACAGCATCCAATGCAAGTGGTGGATACTATAGATGGTGTACTTGTAAAAATCCAAACAACGGTGATAATGATTGGGGTCAGGCAACTCATACATTCAACCAAAATTTTAATAAGTGGACTGGTGGTGAATCTGCTAGAACTAGACTTTGGTTTGAAGGACAGGGTAACAAAACTAGGGTGTTATTTAATGGAATAGCAGGTTATAGTAATCCCTTAGAATATGATATGACTGACTCTAATACTTGGGGTACAAGAATGCAAGTTATAACTGATTATTACAAAAATGATCAAGGTGTTACAACTGGTGATAGGCTTGGTACTTACAGTTCTACTACTAGTACTCCACCAGATGACTGGAAAACAATTGGAAGACAGGTATCTGACGGAGAAGGAGTTAGTGCTACTTCTAATGACGTTTTTATGATAGTCTTCTGCCAACAGTCAAGATGGGATAATAATGATTGGACTGCTATGAACGGCCTTGGTTGGAAGCGTTCTGGTGTAAGTGGACAATGGCCAAGAAGAGGAGACCAAAGTGCATTTCCTACATTCTGGACACAGAACCATATTGATAGTGGTGGTACCGTTGCTAGTGATGGAGTTGGTGTTATTGCAGAAGACTCTGATAATGGTCAGGTAAGAGATAATTATAATGGAAAAATGATTTTAATGGTTAATATATTCAGCTAGATTATCATGGCAGCAATTCCTTTAAATTTATTATTAGAAAAGGGCACAGATTTTGATGCTACTTTTAATATTCAAAATGAGGACAATACAACTCCGCTTAATTTAACAGGATATACAGCAGAAGCTAAAATGCGGAGAAGTTATTTTTCTACCACCGCAACAAGTTTTGTTGTTACATTTGTAGATCGTTACAATGGCATTTTAAAAATTGGATTAGATAACGCTACTACTTCTGCGTTAGATCCAAGACGTTATGTTTATGATATTGTTTTGACATCACCACAAAGTATCAAAACAAGAGTTATAGAGGGAATTGTAGAAGTAACACCAGGAGTTACATAATGCCAAATTACAATGTATCAGTAAAATCTTCTAACTATCAGGTTCTTTCTGAACCTCAGAAGAAGTATAATGTTGGTGTTAATTATGAAATTCCCAGTAAGTATCTTCAATATGGTAATGAGATACTTGATACATCTAGTTGGATATTTAACGGAACTAATACTGGATTTCCATTGATTGATCCTGTTGGTGAACCATATACACCAGCAAATGATCAACAATTAATTGTTGCAATTGATGGTTTGGTGCAAGTTCCTGGTATTGATTATAGTACAAGCGGAACTAATTTAATCTTTACCACACCCCCAACATCAGGACAGAAAGTATATGTTGTAGGATTATCTACAACAGCGGATTTGACAAGAACAATTAATTTTGTTGTTGATGCTGGATCTGCACCAATGTCTTCGGGTATCAAAGGAGACATGACTCTTGACGTAACTGGCAAAATTGAATCATGGACAATTATTGCTGACCAAGAGGGTCAGGTTCAGTTTGATATTGGTAAAGTTGATTTTGCAAATTTTCCAAATTTCTCATCTATATGTGGATCAGAAAGACCAACATTAGGTGATATAGGACAAGGAACAAGGCAACGTATAAATCAAGATACATCACTCTCCACATGGAATACTGCATTGAATGCTGGAGATATTTTACAATTTGAAATTGTATATGCTATAAATATACAAAGGTGTGTAGTTTCAATGAAGCTAGCACTTTAATAAATAACAGTAACATAGGAAAAGATCACGAGGAGTAAACTTAAATGGCACTGCTAGTTACCGATCAGGGTGAGATTGATTCACTCCGTACCTTATTGAATGCGACGCATGAAATTCCAAGGAATTTAGTATTGAAGCTCTATACAGGACCTTCTACTGCACCGACGGAACAGGATGTGCCTTCAGCCACAAAATATTTTGAACCATATAATGCTACTAATAATAGTGGATATGGATCTGCACCTACTACAGGATATCCTTCAGTTATTAATAACAGAACTGAAGAAAACCAAGATTTTACCGAACAATATGGTATACTCCTAAATGGTAATCGTTGGACAATTGCCACTACCTCCTCTGCTGTTGCAAATACAACTTGTTCTGGTACTGTTGGAACATATCAAATTGTTGTTGCTGACAACACTGATATTAAAAAAGGAGACTATGTTACTGCAACAGGAATTCCTCTAAACACTTTTGTTGTTGATATTGACGGAACTAATATTGAGTTAAGTCAGAAATTAACTGCTACTATTACTGCTGGTACAGCAGCTGCTTTTGGTAGAGGTAGAACAACTGCTTCATATCCTGAGCAAATATTTACGTTTTCCTCTGCTGCTGGCGATGTTTATGGTTATTACCTAGCACGTGCAAACAATATGCCTGTTACATTACATGGTGTTGTTGATGGTGGATCTGTTGCTCCTATTGGAACATCAATTGTAAAAGAACAGTGTAAGGGAGTTATCGGTAACAACTATATTGAATTAAAAGATAGCACTGTTGTTAGTGCTATTAGTTCTGGTGCTCAAAATGGATTTGTTATCACAGTCGCTTCTGGAACTGGTGTTAAAAAAGGTCAGGTAGTTACTGGTACAAACATTCCAGCTGAAACACGTGTTGTTGGTGTTTCTACTAATGATATCTTCTTAGACAAACCTATTACAGGTGGTAATGCTTCTGGTGATGCTACTTTCAAAGTAAATGTTGCAGAAGAATTAACTGTTGGACAAGCAGTTACTCAAACAGGTGGCGGTGGACAAACAGGTCCTGACGCATTTCCTGCAAGCACAGTTGTTACAGGTATTGATTTTGCAACTCAAGCTGGTGAGCAAGGTCCTCGTGTTTATCTAAACAATCAACTTACAGATAACATTGGTACAGCAAGTAGTAATGATAAGGTAGATTTTGATTACTCAGTTATGACAACAGATCCTAGTGGTAGTGCTGTTGATCATAATCTAAATCCTGGCGATGTTATTTACATCGGACAAGGAACTACAAGTTCAATTACTGCACAACATTATACAATTCACACAGTTCCAACAAATAGTACATTCACCACTACACCTGCTTTACAGGGAAATGGAGATGCTACTTTGTATTCAAGTATATTCTTTGCAGAGCAATTTACAAATGGTCCTTACGCCATTCAAAATAATGGTGACCAAATTAAGGTTACTCTAAATGTCAGCCTAGACTGATTATACATAGGGTATACCCAGTTTATATTCTTAGTTTGTGGGGGTTGCAATTGCGACCCCTTTTTTATTGGATTATTAGGTTGCGATGCGTTACAACTATAAGTCATCGGGAATATTATCTAAAATCATCTTTGAGCATAAAGATGAAACAATCGCCAGCCAAAATAATACAGTAGTTACTGAATACAACTACAAACAAGCATTAACACAAAGAGTTGAAGAAGTAAATTATGGAACTGTTGGAGACTATGGATCAGAGGGAATAGGATCCAATACCACAAACGGAAAGGGTGGAATACTTATAGTTGGTGAGAGAGGAACGAGTTTTCTTTCTGGATCAGCAGTAGCATTTCCTAAGTATGCACCTGCTCATGGACAACAGCAAGGTCCAGGCGGAACTACCATTTACTCATATACGTCAGGTTTGGTTGCAGAAACAGTAGGTTTACACGGACCAAGCACAATTAGTTTTCTTGGTGCTAGAAAACTTAGTTCATTCACTTTTGTCTTTGATGTATTAAAATCCGTACCAAGATTCATTGGTGCAGCTGAATGTTCTGCTAGAGTTTATAAACCAGATATTGTAGAGGATTATAATGAACTTGACTATGGATTAATTACTGATAATCACACAAATACAATAAACAATGGGTTGATAACAGATCTTGGTGCAGTAACATTAGAAAATCGTGGACATATATTAGATAGAGTTCAAACTAGATTTGGATTTAAAAAAGTAATTGGAGAAGCTCAGGCAAGAGCAACAAATGCATGGAGAGGTGAAGGAAGATTAATCTCATTTGGTGAACAAAATTCACCAGGATTATATGGTTACATCGCTGATGGTAAAGTCCGAATATTCGGTTCTGCGGATTCTACGTTCACCACCACAAAACTTGGTGGTGGACTCACTCCGCTTAGTGGAACCGCTATTGTTAATATTGCACCATCTATATCTGGTGATGGATCCTTCAAAAAATTTGGTGGATCAGCTGAATCTGCAACATTTAATCCACAAGAGAAAGACTTACTCTTCTCCTTTACTGGTGGATTAACTAGTGAGAAGCATACAGAATCATGGATAGGTTCAGGACAACTTAGAAACTTAGCTAAGTTAGAAAAAGAAAGAAGTACTTTTGGATATGCAGGATCTGGTGAATTTACATTCCAACCAGAAAATGCGATTGAGAAAAATACAGAGTCTTATAATCAAAGTGCTGTAGTTAGATTTGCACGTGTTGATTATGGAACTCTTATTGATACTAATTTAGTTAATTGTGTTCTTGATAGTGGAGTAATATCTACTGATACAACAGCATCAAGTGGATGCATCAAGATAGCTCCAGGAACTACACTTGCTGTTGCACCAAGCAATACTTATACAATTCCATCTCAACAGACAATTCCATCATCATATATTGATTATGGAAATGTTGCTGATGGAGCAGCTGCTAGTATTGATCATGGACATATACTTGATAATTCAGACTTAGTACCATACGGTCTCTTCAAACTTAAGTCTGTAACTGATGTTACTGTTAAACAACATTATGATTACGTTGGATCTCAATTAGGATTGAGAGTATTTGGTGGTGCATTCATGCCACTTGATGCTAACGTAATTGGAACTGGAAGTTTCTTTGCAATTGGTGGTGCTGCTGAATGTACTGGCACAGGTAAGATTGGATCAGGAATTGGAAGAATTTCTGGTAACGCTGTAGATAGAATACGCTCAAGTTACACTGGTTCTGGTTCACTCAAGAAATTCAATGGTGTTGCTGAGTCTCTCACATTCAATCCACTTGAAAGAGATATGTTATTCTCCTTCACTGGTGGAATTACAAGTGAGAAACATACAGAAAATTACGTTGGTTCTGGATTCCTTAGAAACTTTGCCAAACTTGAAGCAGAGAAAGGAACATTTGATTGGGTTGGTTCTGGTACAATCAAACTCAGACCAAGAAAACCACAAACATATGAACTTAGTGAACTTGGAACATTTACTCTTGATAATTATGTTATTCCAAGTGAATACATTAATCTTGGCAATATTGATTTCTACGACAAGGCAGTCACCAACCTTGGTCCTGTACGACTTAAGTGGTTAAATCTTGAAGAGGGTCACGAAAAACATACAGAAGCATACAATAATTCTGCATGTGTAGATGAGGTAGATCTAGATTACGGTAGTCTTGTTGATAACAATTTAAGTAATTGTGTTCTTGATAGTGGAACAATATCTACTGATACGACTGCAACTAGTGGATGTATCAAGATTGCTCCTAATACAACACTTGCTATTGCACCAGGATCTACATATACAATTCCAAATCAATTAACAGTACCATCTGTTACTGAAGATTACGGTCTCATATCTGATCTTAATGCACCAGAACGTAGAGATTATGGTCATATTCTTGGAACTCTTTCTAAAGTATGTCCATTTGGTGCATTTGATATTACTGGCACAGCAACATCATTCTTTGTTGAGAATATTGTCACAACTGGTTACTCTGTTAGTGGTAAGGCTGGTGTTACTATCTTTGGTGAAGGTTCTACCTTCTGGACACCTCCTTACTTTGGTAGTGGAGAAATCAAAGTTACTGGAACTGTTGGAGAGTCCTTCACTCCAACAACATATATTGGATCTGGATTCCTTTACAATTTCTCTGGTGCAGCAGAGTCTACATCTATTGGTGCAGTTTCTGGTGGTCTCTTCAAGTTTGGATCAGAAGCATACATCTTATTCAGTCTCTTACATCCAGGTTCAGGTGTTGTCAGAGTTACTGGTATTGGTGCGGAATCTACATTATCAGAACATATTGGTTCTGGTTCTCTCAGAAAACTCAGTGGTTCAGCGGAGTCTGTATCATTCAATCCATTAGAGAGACAAATGCTCTTCTCCTTTACAGGAGTTGGTCAAGAAGTATTTACTGCAAATCCTCCAGAAGAAGGAACTCAAGTTCGTATATCTGGAGATGCTTTCCCAGTATTCTTTATACCCAAGTATCAAGGTTCTGGTATTATCAAGATTACTGGAGAGGGAGATACAGACAGAACGAGAACATTTGTTGGTTCTGGTTTGTTCAAAAAATTCAGTGGTGCAGCAGAAAGTATTACTTTCAATCCACTGGAGAAACAACTTCTATTCTCCTTTATTGGATCTGGTGCAGAAGCATTTGTTGCAAATCCTCCAGAAGAAGGCACACAAATACGTATATCTGGAGAAGCAATTCCAAAGGTACGAGTTCACGAAGATGTCTTTGGAAGAACTTCTATATTTGGAGATGCAGTCTTCAAGAAAACCAAACCATTTATTGGCTCTGGTTCACTCAAGAAATTCTCTGGTGCTGCCGAAAGCATTGCATTCAACCCACTAGAAAGACAACTTCTATTCTCATTTACAGGAACAGGATCAGAAAAAGCAATTGCGGTTCCACCAAAAGGAGAAGGAACATTATTTACACTCAATAGTGCAACAATTGTATCTGCTGTTGCACATGAGAGCACTGGTTTATTCAGAATTGGTGGTGATGCCAGAGTTGTTTTAGTTCCAAGATATCAAGGTAGTGGTACATTCAGAAAACTTGGCGGTGCTGCTGAATCTCTTACCTTCAACCCAACAGAAGAGCAAATGCTCTTCTCCTTTACAGGTAAGGCAAGTGATGCTGTTAGTTCTGTTGAGATTGCATCTGGTGGAATTAAAATATATCCAGAAGCATCTGATATTAGATTCATACCTAATTGGAATTCTGTTGGTGGAATTAAACTTTATGTTTACGGTGATTACAGATTTGCTCCTGTTTGGATTGGTTCAGGTACACTTAGGAAATTCTCTGGTGCTGCCGAATCTCTTACCTTCAATCCAACAGAAGAGCAAATGCTCTTCTCCTTTACAGGTCAAGCTTCTGAAAGCAGACTTGCTAGAGAAATTAGTAAGGGTGGAACTGTCAAACTCAGTGGAGTTGCAACAGATAAATTCGTTCCAAATAATATTGGTTCTGGTACTATCTTCGTTACTGGAGATGCAACTGTTGTTAGAGCAAGAGATTATGTTGGATCTGGTTCACTTAGAAAACTATCTGGTGCAGCAGAGTCTAGAAGGATTGATATCACTACACTTCCATCTCTATTCAGAGTTTATGGAGATGGTGATATTGCTCGCAGTAGACCTTACATTGGATCTGGATCTCTTAGAAAACTTAGTGGTGCTGCTGAATCTCTTACCTTCAATCCAACAGAAGAGCAAATGCTCTTCTCATTCTTGGGTCAATCTACAACTACAAGAGCAAGAGACAAAGTTGGTCAAGGAACAATCAGAATACTTGGAGATGCTATTGATAGATTCTCTCCAATTCATATTGGTTCTGGTACAGCAAGAATTTTTGGAGATGCAGATGTTGTCAGAGCAAGAGACTTTATTGGATTTGGTTTACTCAGAAAACTTTCTGGTACTGCGGAAGCTCTTACCTTCAATCCTCTGGAGAAACAAATGCTTTTCTCCTTTACAGGAATTGGAGCAGACAGCAGAACTTCCAAACTTCTCAGTCAAGGTGGAACTCTTGCAATCAGAGGAACTTCGGGAGATCCACTACTTACATTTGCGGAACAACCAAGAGTTGAGATTGATATTACAGGAGATAGCACCGATCTTCGTGTTCGTGCATATCAAGGTTCTGGTAATATCTCTAATGTTAATAATGCCGACGATGCATATATCCGTGCTCCATACAGAGGAAGTGGAACCCTTACAATTTCTGGTGTTGCATTAATACAAGTACAATTATTCCAACCACCATTTACTCAAGTCTGGATTATTTAAACCATAAATATATTGTGAGAAAAGTGCGTAAATTAGTAAATGGCCACCACCCAAGTACAATTTAGAAAAGGTAATACCAACGAACACGCTCAGTTTACTGGTGCTAATGCTGAAATTACAGTTGATACACAGAAAAAAACTGCTGTTGTTCATGATGGTTCCGATATCGGAGGATTTGAACTCCAAAGAGCAAGATGGGAAGAGATAAACTCTAATCAACAACTAGTTTGTGGACTTAGATGTTTGTTGAACACTTCAGCATCAGCTCTTTCTTTGACAATGCCCTATGAACAAGGTGGAGTTGTTCCACACTTAGGAGACATGATAGAATTGTGCGACATGAAAGGGACATGGGCTATAAATAATGTTACGCTAACAACAAGTGGTGGACAGCAATTTTTGAATAAATTTGGAAATATTGATTCTGAATTCATATTAGATGTCGCTGGATTATATGTTCAGTTTATTTGGGATGGAACTTACTGGAGGATCCTAGCATGAGTTTATATCTCAGTGCAAGCACAGCAGCAACAAGTCAAGTTGTTTCACAATCAAACGATTTTACCGTTCATGCTCTAAGAAGAGATAAGGATGGTATGCTTCATTATACTGTGGCAAGATCCACAGAAGATGCAGTATTTGATTTTCACCGAACTGATGGAGAGCAATACATTGATTTTCTTCAAGGTGTTGAATATATCACCGCAGATCAAGGTGATAAAAAATATACAAATGATCCTGATGATAAATATCAACAGTTCAGATTTGATTTTAGAAGGATAACCTATTTTATTGACAGTGATGGTTACCTAGTCGCAAGACTAAATAAAGATTATGATCATAATACTAACGGACCTAAGTAGGAATTATAACAAATGGCAGATTTTAGACTCGGTAGATTGAAGTTTAAGTGGAGAGGTAGTTGGGTTGCTTCCACTGCTTACGTCATTGACGATATTGTTAAATATGGTGGCAACACGTACGTGTGTACAACCAACCACACTTCATCAACAGAAACCTCATTTTACTCATCAGATTTAAGTAATTGGGATCTTCATGTAGAAGGAGTTGACAACCTAGGAAACTGGACAGGATCCTACTGGTATAAAGTAAATGATATTGTTAAGTATGGAAATACACAATATCTCTGTACAGTAGGTCACACCTCTAGTAGTACTTTTGATAGCACTAAATTTACAGTTTACTTAGAAGGTCTGAATTTTGAAGATACTTGGACATCTGGCACTGAATATCAGAAAGGTGATATCGTAACTTACAGAGGGTATAGTTACGTTGCTAAAGGAACTCATACTAATACTACAACTCCTAATGAAGACACAACCAATTGGGAAGTATTAACAACTGGTTTCTCTGCTCAAGGTGCATATGATCCTAATACAGCATATAGTTTAGGTGACGTTGTACGTTATGGTGGTAATTCTTATGTAAACAAACTATCATCTCAAGGAGTTGTTCCTACTGCAACTGCTAATTGGACTTTAATTACTGAAGGTCTTAACTGGACAGGTGCATGGAATTCAGCAACTGTCTATCAGTTAGGTGATGTTGTTAATAGAAACTCAAACTCCTATGTTTGTATAACATCTGATACTACTGGTGCTGCTAACGCTCCTGAACTAGATCCTAATGGAAACTATTGGAACTTCCTAGCACAGGGTGGTAGTGGAGCTCAGGTTCTACAAGAGACTGGAGACCTCCTCTATCAGGCAGCAAGTGGTGTTAATAGGATTGCACTACCATCTGGGTCTACAGGCACTGCTGCGGAGCAAGCAGCTGCGTCTGGGCAGATTCTGACAGTTGGTGGTTCTCCATTACTTCCAAGATGGGAAAAGAATAACACAACAGCTTCTGTATTCTACGTAACTAAGGAGGGTGCTGATACTAATAACGGTCTAAGCATCTCTAGAGGTTTTGCTTCACTAAGATATGCTTGTGATTATATTAGTGCATTAACAGGTGCATCTGCTCCTTCCGCAACTAATCCAATCTCAATCTTTGTTAAAGCTGGTGAGTACGATGAGGTTCTTCCTATCGTTCTTCCTGAGTTCGTTTCTATTATCGGTGACAACTTAAGAACTTCTATTATTAAACCTGCTGCTGGCGATTCAAATATGCAAGCATTGGGTCTTACAACTAATTTGTCATCTATTAGATTTGGTGAAACAATCAGCAACGCTGCTGGAACTAAAACTGCTATGGTTTTAGATTCAGACTACAATGCTAATGTTCATCTTTTAAATCTTACTGGTGGTGAGTGGACTACCTCTGATAAGTATCTTAATATTGTAGATAACAAGCATGCAGATGCTCGTAATTTACTCAATTCTAACAGAATGTTTATTGCTTGGGAAGCATATCATCGTCATGTAGCAAATGATGGTGCTGTAAGTGGTACAGAAGCAACTGTTAAGAGTCGTCTTGCTGAATTGGTTGATGCTATTGCATTTAACGTCAAACATGGCGGTAACAATAAAGTTTATGACTATGGTACTGCATTAGTTGGTGGTACTGCAATTTCAGGAACTAATGCTACTGACATCAAGATGCTTGAGTATGTTGAGTCAGTTTCTATAGAAGTTATGCGTAACATCTTGGTTGGTACTTCTACTGGAAATACACAAACTCAAGTAAGAGATCTTACAATTACTACTGATACTAATAATCCAACATGTCCAACAGTTGCATCTGCAATTACAACACTAAGAGGTATTATTACATCCGCTATTAACACTGGTAGTATGGCAGCTACTGTTAATAATGATGCATCAATTTCTATCAGTAGTGTAGGTACTCGTATTAACGCTGAATCTACTATGTTGTTACTTGGTTCTGGCACAACTGTTAAGGACTTAGTTTGTGATGGAATGAGTGGATTTGTTCCTTCTGGATCTGATGACAAGGATATGGACACTGCCACTATTAAGGGTGTGTTCTTTAGATTGAATCCTAACTCAGCAATTACTAAATCACCATACATTCAGAACTGTACAATCTTTAGTGGAGCAGCAGTTGGTATTCTACTTGATGGTGGAGTTCATAGTCACTATGATAATTCTTCAACACCATCTAACAAATCAATGGTGTTTGACTCCTTCACTCAAGTCATAGATGGTGGTGTTGGTTTCTATGTTACTAATGGTGCTGCAACTGAGATTGTATCATCCTTCACATACTATGCACATATTTCTTACACTGCTACACGTGGTGGTAGAATTCGTGCTGTTACTGGTAACTCATCTTATGGTAAGTACGGTGCAATTTCTAGAGGATTTGATTCTTCTGAGACAACCGTTGATGGTTCAGTCAAAGGTAAGCGTCTTACAATTGATATAGCAAACAATCCTATCGTTGGAAGTTTTCAAATTGGAGAGAGACTTACTGGTGGTACATCTGGTGCTGTTGGTGAGTTGGTCAACGACCAGAATGCTTCTGGTTTCTTGTATTACTTCGCAGTTAAGGGAACATTTTCACAAGGTGAAGTAATTACAGGTGCAACATCTGGTGTTACTGCAACTCTTGTAAACAACACAGATGCTGTTCAAGGACAGAAAGGATTTATTATTACAACTAATAATTTATCACAAGCTCCAGCAGCAGGTGGTTCTGTTGAACTAGTAGATAATGGAGTTAACGATGACTCTGGTTCATACGTTATCTCTAATTCTAGTTACACTGCTCCAGATGGACGTGGTTCTTTAACAGTTGAAAGAGGTAAACTTGCAACAACTGCGGCTGCACATGATGGTACTTCAGCAGTTGCTTTATTTGCTAAGGGTGGTCCTGATGCAACATTAGCTGCTAATGTCGCAGCAGGTGCTTCTTCACCTGTAACTATGCAGGTTTCAACTGTTAGTGGAATGACTATAAATGGTTTTATTGCTATTAACAATGAATTATTTAAAGTTAATTCATTCCCTTCAGCAACATCTGTTGAAGCAACACGTGCTCAAGAAGGAACCACATCTGGTGCTCATTCAAATAATGATCCTGTTCTAATTTTCAACGCTAAAATTGCAACTCAAGATGAACTAATTGAAGATGCTACAGATGTTGCGACATCTATACGTGTTAAGCAAGCAAATGTAGGTCTTGATGCAGATGACTTCGTTTTAATTGGCACTGAGTTCTTAAAAATTACTGCTGTTGTTCCTGATACAAAAGGTATTACAACATTACAGTTTGCAGACGAGAAAACAATTGAAGCTGGAGATGGACAACAGTTTAAGATTCGTTATCAGTATTCTCAAGTTCGCTTGACTGCTCATGACTTCTTGGATATTGGTACTGGAAGTAAGGCTAACACTAACTGGCCTGGTCTCCCACTATCTGAAAATGTTCCATCATATGAAACAAGTGAAAGTCGTCCTGGTCGTGTTTACTACGTATCTACTGACCAAGATGGTAACTTCTCTGTTGGTAAGTACTTTAAGGTTGAACAGTCAACTGGTAAGGCAACACTAGACGCTTCTGCCTTTGATCTATCTGGTCTATCAAGTTTGAGACTTGGTTCTATCGGTGCTCAGTTGGGTGCTGCTATTAATGAATTCTCAACTGATGGTACACTATCACAAAATAGTGATGCTAAGGTTGCTACACAGAAAGCAGTTAAAACATATATTGACCAACTTTCTGCTGTTGGAGGTGATTTATCTGTTGGAGGTAACCTTACAGTTAAGGGTACAACAACATCTATCAATTCTGTTACGTTAACCTCTAAGGATCGTAACATTGAATTAGGTAAAGTTGCTGTTGGTAACTTTACTGGAGATATAGCACAAGGTGCTAATACAATCACGAATGTCTCTGATACGGATAACATCGCACCTGGCGTACAAATTACGCTTGATAGTGGCGGTGGCACTGTAACACTTGGTACTCCTGGTATCGTAACTGCTGTCAGTGGAACTACAGTAACAATTGACCAGACATTTGGTGGATCAGGAAGTGCCACTGGTGCTGCTTTCTCAACAGGTGGTGCTACAGATGTTACTGCTGATGGAGGAGGTATTTCCTTACTCGGAACAACTAACAAGACATTTAATTGGTCAAACAGTTCTTCTTGTTGGATCTTATCTGAGAATATGGATCTTGCTTCTGGTAAGGCATACCATATTAATAATACTAGTGTTCTAAGTGCTACTACAGTGCTTGGTAAAACAATAGTTACTACTGTAGGAACTGATGATACGTCAATACCTACATCTGGTGCGGTTTCAAAATCAGTGAACAACGTGTCAGCTACTGCATACTTCTTGTCTGCGGTCTAATCAATTTATAAATAAACATAACACGGAGTAATTAAAAATGGCATCTGGAGTACAAGGAAAAGTAGATGTATCAAGTGCAAACACTTGGACGCAAATTGTTGCTGCGACAGCGGGAGTAAAAGTAGTGACTTTAAATATCGTTAACCGACAAAGCTCAGCTACAACAGTAAGGGTTGCCTTACGTGATGCTGCTGGTAACGTCACTGATGCAGATTGCATTGAGTATGACGTTGCTTTGGTTGCTAACGGTGTTTTAGAAAGAACTGGTATCGTTCTAGATGCTAATAATGGTCTCCATGTTTATGCTTCAGCGGCGGTATCTGCTGTAGTGTATGGCATTGACAGTTAATTTATCCACCATCATATAAAGGAAAGAAAAATGGGAAGAAGAGTTTCTGTAGTACAACAAAAAACTGGTGTAACCGCAACACCAAAAGATCCTTTTGAGCAACCGTGTTTTAGTCACTTTGGTGGATATTATAGTGCATCAAAAGGTTGGTTTACGTTAGATCATAACTTAAACGTATCCAACGTGATGATTGGTGGTAACAGTGGTTATAACCAATGGACATGTGATAACAACTCATACTCCAGTGAATTCAGTAACAACTTTGCAAGTTCTGGATGGATTCAAACTACTGGACAACCAGGTAGTGATTCAAGTTATAACAATTTGTGTACTCATGTTGGTTACTTAGGAAATATGGCACATCAAAGTGGTTCCAATGCTGGAGGTAATCATACTCCTTGGATTGTTGGTGGTAGTGATGGAACTGAAAGAAGGGCATATGGATTTAGAGATGTGTGTACTCTTCCTGGTGAAACACATCAAGACTATGCTGTTTTTATGTCTTACGGTAATAGTGGTCATTTTAGAGTAGGTAATAGAAGTGCTAGTGAATATTGGATAAATTACAATTATGCTAAAGATCCCGCATTCTCAATACCAATGGGTTGGGATAGAGCCATGTATGGTACTTGTTCTTATAACCGTAAGAGAAATAAACTTGCCATCATGGAAACAGATGATGGTTATGGTTACCAACCATTTGTTTGGAGTGATGTTCCTAACTTAAGATCATATGCTCACTCTCGCAACTGGTATCAAGGACAAACAGAACAGGCAAATGCTAGATCTATTAGTAATTCACCTTTACAAACTTGGTTTACCAACAACACCTCTAACAGAACTCCAGCATCAGGAACTGGAAGTTACGGATCTGCTTCTGGTAAACCAACCAACCAGACTTCAGAAGACCAAAGACGTGGACAACTAGTGCTATGTGACAACGATAGACTTGTTATGTTCCAAATGATTCCTTCATATGGATCATGGGTGTGTAGATGGAACTCTCCATCAGTTGATGGTAACGGTAACTCTCAAGGAAGTATTCAGAATATGAGTTGGACTACTTCTTATGGAATTGATCAAGGAAATAGATATGGTTCTAGATTTGTTCAAACTAGTGACGGTAGATACATTGCTGCTTTCTGTCCATCATACTACTATGGTGCTGGATTGATGTGTACAATGATTAGGGTGTCTGATGGTAAGTGTCTCCATACTCAATGGAATTCTTCGGGAGATACAGTTGTACCAATTCCATACGGAAAGTCTAGTTTCTTAATGTGTTCATCATCTAATACTGATAGTGGTTATGGTGTTCAATTCGCCAGATTTAACTGTGACTTGAGATTTGGAGATTCTAATGATAATTCTAATCCAAGTATGATTGATAACTATGAGGCTACAAGATACATGTATGACCACGCTTACCACTCAACTTCTTATCCTACTTTCATTCCACATATGTATGATACTTCGCTATTCACCAACCAGACTGGTGATGTTCTTGAGGGATATGATAAATATTCAGCATAAATTATAGTCAAATATTAGTAAAGGAAACAAAAAATTATGGCATATTTAATTTACTCTAAACAAGAGCAACATGTTACACATCAACTTGATTATGATCCTCGTGAAGGAGTAGAAGACTCTCAAAATGACACAACTATTGTTTTTGAGGGAGAAAAGATTGATACAGAAAATGATTTCATAACCAATTATAGACTTAACGCTGCTGGTGATGGACTTGAGAATCCTTATAAATCTTTATCAAAAGCGGATCAACTTGCAAAATTTCAAGATGATCAAGCTAAAATTTATGCACCAAAATATCAACAGCATGCTGTTGAACTTATAAAGTTTGTAACAAGAAGTGTTCTAACAGGTGAATATGGTGAAACAGCTTGGAAAGTTGAAAAAGCAAAAGAAGTAGATCTTATTAATGGTAATAATGAAGCTATGAAAGCTCTCGCAGTAGAAAAACAGGCAATCAGAGATAAAGGTAATGCTGTAGAAGCAGAAATTCTAGCTCTAGATCCAACTGTTCCAGCTGATGCAAAAGCACTTATAGCTTATGATGTTGCTAAAAAAATGGGTCAGTAAATTTTAATTCCTAAACTAACATTTGAATTTATAAATACCCCTAGGACATACTAGGGGTATTTTTTATGGCTGAACCCACCAGTAGAGCAGAGCTCAAAGATTATTGTCTTAGAAAGTTAGGGTTCCCTGTACTAGAAATTAATGTTGATGATGATCAGATAGAGGATTCAATAGACGATGCACTTCAGTATTATCGTATGAGACACTACGATGGCACTGAACTTGCTTATATGAAACATTTATTTACTGCTGCTGATGAGACAAAATTTGAAACATCAAACACAACAACTACTCTAGCTAGTGGTACAAAATGGGAAGTTAGAGATAGATATCTTGAATTACCTTCGGATGTAGTTGGTGTAACTAAAGTATTTGGTTTAGCTAGTAACGCAATTAGAAATAATTTGTTTGGTATAGAATATCAAATATTTTTAAACGACCTATATGCTGTAGGATCTCTAGATTTTCTTAACTATTATATGGTTAAGCAATGGATGGAAACTCTAGACATGGTTTTAAATAATGGTGCTTTTGTTCAGTTTAGATTCAATATGAGACAAGACAGATTGTATATTGATGTAGGGAAAGACATGTTGGATGAAGATGTACATGTCATTGTTGAATGCCACAGGGCATTAGATCCTGATACATACACTCAAGTTTACAGTGATATATTTTTAAAAAAATATGCTACTGCTCTCATTAAAAGACAATGGGGTCAGAACCTAATTAAATTTAATGGTATCCAACTTCCTGGCGGAGTTGCCATTAATGGTAGAGAAATTTTTGAAGATGCTCAAAAAGAAATTGCTGAGATAGAAGAGAAATCATTCTCTACATACGAATTACCACCATTTGATATGATCGGATGAAAAAAGTATACTTTCCTCAACACGGTGGTGTTACCACCGAACAGAATCTTGTACAAGACTTGGTTGATGAACAAATCAAGTTGTTTGGATCTGATGTTTTTTATATTCCTAGAGTTCACCTGAAAGATAAGACGTTAGGGGAAGTTATACAATCTGAATTTAATCAGAGTTACATGATAGAGATGTTCCTTGTAAACGTAGAAGGTTTTGGTGCAGGTGCAGAGTTTGTAAGTAAGTTTGGTTTACGAATAACTGATGAAATAACCTTTGTTGTATCAAGAAGAAGATGGGAACAATCTGCAAATCCTGCATTGAATCTTGCTGTTGATGGTAGACCAAATGAGGGAGATTTGATTTATTTTCCATTAACAGAAGATCTATATGAAGTTAAGTATGTTGAAAGAGAGAATCCTTTCTTCCAGTTAGGCAAACAGTATTTTTATCAACTCACTGCTGAGCTTTACGAGCAGGGTGCTGATAAATTTGACACAGGTATTGATGAAATTGATGATGTAGAAAGACAGTTTAGTAATATTACTACTCTAAATCTTTCTCTTACAACTAGAGAAACAGCAACTGGATCTCTTGTGGTAGATTCAAGTGGTGCTATTTCACAAGCAACTGTAACGCTTGCTGGTACTGGATATAACTCTCCACCAAATGTTACCATTGGAAATGCTGGTAATGGTAATGGTGGAATTATTACTACATCCATTATGGATGGTGGTGTGGTTACTCTCAATATTGTCAACGGTGGTAGTGGATATGATTCAACTAACTTAAATCCACCAACTATTACTATTGATGCACCACCAGAAGCGATAAACTTTATGGCAGATGAACATGTTGTTATTGGTGGATTTACTGCACAAGGTGCAGGTAGAATATGGACTTCAGCAGATAAATGTATTAAAGTTACTGCTCTTGGTAGTTTTGATCCTGTGTTTGCTACAACTACACAGAAAAAATATTTTTACTGGAAATTTGAAGATAAAAGAATAAGTTATGTTTATCAGTATAATGGTACAACCCCAACAACTGCACCTGGTTTCTTCTATTACGATTCTGTAAATGTGGAATATGTAATTAACGCTTGGATAGAGACAACAACTAGTGGTGGTCAAGCAACTATGTATGATTTAATCAGTCCTACTATCGCTGAAGTTGCTGATTGGAATGGAGTTACATATACTCTTGAGGTTATGAATCGCACGGGTAGTTTCATTGATGGTGATATGATTAGAGGGGTTGAGTCTAATGCCATATATACATTAGGTACGTTCTCTACAATTGATAATCAAAGCACTGAATATGATCAAAATCAAGCAATTGAAGATGGTGCTGATGAGTTAATTGATTGGGGAGAAACAAATCCATTCGGTGAATTTGGTAATTATACAGGTAGCTTCTGATGTTAGGAACACAATTTTATAATCAAGCAGTTAGGAAAACTGTTGTTGCATTTGGTACTCTTTTCAATAACATTGAACTTAAAAAAACAGTTGATGGTCAAGTTATTGAGACAGAGAAAGTTCCTCTTGCCTATGGTCCTAAACAAAAATTTTTATATAGATTACAAGGAAACCCTACTGATGGTAGAAAGGTAGCAATTACTTTGCCAAGAATTTATTTTGAAATGACTGGAATTGATTATGACTCTACAAGAAAAACACCTGCAACACAAAAATATAAAACAGTTATCAATGATAATGGAAAAGAAGTAAGAACACAATTCGTTCCTGTACCGTATAATATTTCTTTTGAAGTTGGTATATTATGTAAGTCTCAAGATGATGGTTTACAGATACTAGAACAAATTCTTCCCTTTTTCCAACCATCTTTTAGCATGAGTCTAAAATTTATTCCTGATATGGATGAGGTAAGAGATATTGCTGTTGTTTTAAATAGTGTTGATTTTGATGATGATTGGGAAGATGATTTTAGTACGAGAAGAAGTATAACTTATTCAATGCAGTTTACCGCCAAGTCTTATATCTACGGTCCTTACACCAAGGCAGATGTTATTCGTAAGTCTCGTATTATTGAAACTCTTGGTGATCAAAATGTTAATAAACGACATGTTGAATTGACATATACACCCAAAGCAAAAACAGACATCAATCAAGATGGTCAAGTTACTGCGGCTGATGATGCATTAGTAACTGCTGATGATGATTTTGGATTTAATGAAGGGATGACATTCTTATGAAAAGTTTAGAGGAAAACATGGAAGATATATTGGATATTGATGTATCTAAACCAGAAGATAAAAATAAATTATCAAAAGATGTTACTGAAGATAGGGAAGAAGACTATCAATATACTAGGGCAGAACTTTACAGACTCATAGATCAAGGTCAGGAAGCGGTACAGGGAGCGTTAGAAGTTGCACAGGAGTCAGGGCATCCAAGAGCGTATGAAGTTGCTACAAACGCCATGAAACAGGTAGCAGACATGACTGA